CGCGTTCAGCCCAGCGGAGCCGTTCTTAAGCGTCTCGATCAGCTTCACGCCGCTACGCCCGAACAGGTCCGTGAGGACCGACGCCTGCTCGGCGCGAGTACCGAGCTTCGATACCTGGTCAGCGACGTCGAATAGGATCTGTTCCGAATCCCGGATCCTACCGCTTGAATCGGTCACGGACACGCCGAGACGGGCGAAGCCCTTTACCGCCTCCTCGTTTCCGCCTGCGGCATCGCCGATAGTGCGCGAGAACCGCTCAAGGTAGGTGGTCATCTGCTCGGTCGCTACACCGTTCTGCATCCCGGCGAACTGCATCTCTTGGATGAGTTTCGTCGAAATACCGAGTGTATCGGCCAGCTCCACCAGGGAGTCGGCGGAATCCAAGGAACCTTTTACCAGGGCTCCCAGGCCCGCAACGCCACCCACGGTGGCGAGTGCGCCGGTGAGAAATCCGATGTCTTTGGTGAGATCGCCGATAGGGCGGTTCAGGAAGGAGAACGCGCCGCCGATCCCTTCAGTCGCTTTTTCGGCGTGCGTCGTCGCCGACTTCATCTGAGCCGTGAACTCACGAATGTCGGCCGTCAGTTTGACGACTAATTCTTCAAGTACCTGGCCGCTCATCGGGGAACCTCTGTTTCAATTCACGCAATCGGTCGAGGGACATGCCAGGCGACTGAGCCTTTTCGTCCTCCCACGCCCACCAGAACTCGATAGGGGTCATCCGCCAGAACTCGGCCGGCGATTTCCCCATGCCGTGCGGCGGTGGCGCTACGGTTGCACGGTAGAAACTTCGCCACTCGACTCGGTCTGCGGCTCGGCGGGAGCCGCCGTCTCTTTTTTTTTCCCGTTGGATAGCGCCGCCATCACGCACGGGAACGCCTGACGGGACACGTCAAACATCCCCTCTGCGTGAATCAGGTTGCCGACCTGGGCGAAGGTCAGCTCGAAACCGGGCGTGCCGTGCACGATGCAGGCGTACACGACGGCCGCAGTGTCCTTCGCCCGGGCCTTGCCGGAGCTGAACCGCTGGAACATTTCGATGATCCCCGCTCCGGCGAGGTCCTCCATCATTGCGTACGCCTCAAAGCACGGACGCATGACGTAGGACTTTCCCGCCAGAGTGATCTTTCGCTCGCCGATAAGTGAGTTCATTTTTCCTTCGGGGTCAGGGGAGCACGACGCGGACCGGGCTGATTTTCACAGTACCCGTGCCGGTCGTCGTGATAACGATCTGACCGCTGCTGTTATTCCAGGCCCGTTTCGGGAACGGGCCGACGTGTTTGATTTCTCCCGCAGCCAAGGAAACCGCGAGGTTTGCCTTTGCCATCGGGCCGTAGCCGGGCACGGATACGGATGCGCCCTGCGCCGTGATGGTCACGGTGGAGGCGTTCGAGCCGTGGGTGTTCCGGAGTACCAGCACCACGTCGCCGTTCGGGTTCGCTATCCGATTGCCGCTACCGGTATCGGCCGAGTTGTCGGCGAGCAGGGTGGCAGTCTCGGAAACCTGAACGACCGTCAGTGCCGTCTGGCCGAACGCCACGACGGACGAGACGAGAAACAGAAGCGCGATAAGCATTCGCATGGGAGCCTCCTGTTTACGAAACGGTGACCGCGCCCGAGCTCTCCAGCGAGATGCTGAAAGTCTGCTCGGCGTTGTACTCGCCGCCACGCTCGAAACCGGTTACGAAAAACGACGCGGTGTAGGACTTCGCACTCGCGGTCGCATCGACCAGCTTGCAGGAGAGGAGCGTCCCCGCCATCAGCGCGTCCTCAAGGATATCGAGGGTGGTGTCGCCAGAGTCGTACACGCCCGAGGCGGACAGCTTCATCGACTTGATACCCGCCGCAGCGAGCTTCTCAGACCACTGGTTGGAGCCGTGGGTGGTGACGTCGACGGCCTCGCGCTCCAGCGACATCTGGCTCGTGCGCAAGCCCGCGATGGTGGTGAACGTTCCGCTACCGACATCGACCTTCAACAGGAAATCTTTTCCGGCGTGTTGCATTTGGTTATCCCCCTAAAATGAAGTTGAACTTTGAGATCCCGTGATGGGTTTTCCCGTCCGGATCCCGCACCACCTGCGCCGACGTCTGCCGGAACGAGATGGTCTTGAAACCTGCAATGGCGAGATCCACGCTGTGCAGTAGCGCGTAGATCCGCTTCATGATGTTCTGAGCCTGCAGCCGCCCGTCCGCTCTGGACCACGTGTGAACCGAAACCTCTCCCTGGAATCCCGCCCAGGTATGGGAGTCCCAATCCAAAAGCAGTGCCTCGCCGAGGGTGACGTACGGGAACTCGGTGTTATCTGGCACCTGGTCGAACACTCGGTTACTACCGCCGAGCAGCGTCGCGAGATCCGCATCCCCGTTCAGGATGGCGAACAGGCGAGCCTGCAGCTCTGATTGTGGGAGAACGGCCATCTATTTTTTCCCCACAATCCGGGTGCCGCGCAGCATCGAACGGAACGTTCCGCGAAGTTTCCGCCACGCGGGCGCGAGCCACGGGCGGGCCGCCATTCGGCGCGTTCCGTGCTCGAGCCACGCGGCGTAGTCGAGATTAGAGCCGACGCGGACCATCTGCTCGCGCGCGATGGCCTCGGTAGTTTTCGGCTCCCACTCGACCGAGTTAATGAGATGGCCCAAGTCCGTATTTGGCGTGTCCCCGGGACGCGACACGACGTGAACGCGCCTCCGCGGACGTCCATTGATGTCCGTGTAACGGGTGACGGTTTCGCCGGGCGACTGCTCCCGAATCCCTCGTTTCGCCTCGGCGTGGAGCATAATCGCCATCTCCCGCAGCCGATGTGCCATAACGAGTCTCGCGTCAGGCCCGCCGACACGTTCCAGCTCGCGGGCCAGCTTCGAACCGCCCTTTACCTCGACCTTGATGTTCACGAGGGAGCGCCCTCCTCCGTGAGTAACTCAAGGAACCGGCCGCGCTCGTCTTGGTCCCGTACGGCGCGAATGTGGAACACCCGAGCGCCGAAAAGAACCCTCATCTCCGTCGTGACTCCCTCCAGTGCTCGCACAATGATCGAGTGCGTGACGCGCTGCTGGAGCTGCTCTGAGATCCAAAACTGTGAGCCTCGGGTGGCCTTGAGAGCTGCGAAAATGTCCGCCGCGTACGTCGTCCACGAGGTCGAGTAACCGCCCTGACCGTCTGGAACCTTCGTTCCCTGCTGGATCGTGATGCAATGCCGCATTTCCCCGATAGCCACCTACAGCCTCCTGTTGATGACGAACGGGTCGAGGAGCCGGGTGGCCTGGATCGGGAGCTTCTCCGTCGTGATGCTCGGAGAACTCGCCGGATCATCGCCTCGGTGCTCGTACATATGCGCTGCGAGGAGGCGAACCGCAGTTTTGATGGGCGACGGCACGGCCGCAGTGCTCGCATAGCCGACCACGAACTCGACCGCGATACTGCTCACAGCCCGCAGGTTCGCGGGCCAGGTCGCTCCGTGTGCGAGCACGAGGCGTCCTGCGGGCTTGTTCTTATCGAGAAAATAATTCGTCGTGGCGAATAGCTCGCCGTCCTCGAACTCGGTCGAGAGGCTCGACAGCGCGAACGACCGGACCGCGGTTACGGACTGGACCGGGCCTTTCATCAGGGACAGCTCGCGCGCTTCGCGATAGAGCTCGGTGATGGATCCCTCGCGGACGCCATCCCACCAGTCGTATCCGTCGTGCTCGCGCGGGACGCCATCGAGCCACAGCCGCCACGTTTGCGTGAGAAAACCCCGGCCCGTGTAGGACTCAGCCCTATCGGTGGCGGTTTTCACCAGCTCGTCGAGCAGATCATTCTCGCTGGAGCTGGTAACCCGGAGCCATGCCTTGATATCGGCGGTGGAGATGAGGCCCGAGGGTTCGACTGTGCGTTCCAACGTCACCGGCTACCCTTGTTCTCGGGCGCGCCCTTACCACCCTTGCGCTTGCGCTGCTGAGCGGGCGCGGGAGGTGCGGGTGCCTCGGTCGGCTCTACCGGCTCGGGAGCGGGTGCCTCGACGGGAGCCGCAACGGGCTCGGCGTAGGGGACCGCGAAACCGGCCTGCTGGAATCCATTGGCGAGGTCCGGGTGGACGACGTACGACTGCCCGGCAACGTACTCGCGTTGCGGCAGGTGAATTCCTTTCGCGTCGACGTCCTGGCCGAGCGCGGTTTTAGTCATCGTGATTTTCGGCATCGGATCTCCAT